ATCTTCTAAGTCATCAGTGATCACAATTTTTAAGGCGCGCCGAATAATAACATCAGCCATTTCTTCATCTGATTCAATAAGCTCACAGACCATTTCATCGCCGTTGGTCAATTTAAATTGTTTAAAATAACCAGTCATGACTTAATGTCCAATTTAATTGTCTTATATTCAAACTGTTCTTTTTGGTACATTTTCAATCTTTCAAATGAATGTAATAATGAATAATTTTTTCTTTGTAACCAGCTTATGTCATCTGATATATCATATAATATTGTAGCTTCATTATTATCAGATTTTCTTAGGCCTCGTCCAATACTTTGTAATACTCTAATCTGTGATTTACTTGGTGATGCAAACACAATGTTATGCAAGTTCCTAATATTTATCCCTGTTGAAAATGTACCTAATGAAGCCACAATGATTGCGTTTTTGCTTTTTTCCACAATTCCTCGTATTGCTTCTCTGTCGGAGGTATCGACTTCACCAGATACAAAAAATACTTTACGATCTTCATGTGCACTATCCTCGATTAGATTAAATAAAGGCTTACCATGTTTTTCTACATAATTATATAGGATCAAAGTATTACCGTTTAGATCTAGCGCGAGATTTTTAATAAATTTATTTCTATGTTGATTACTTACAATGAAGTCGATTTCATCCTGATATGTTCGCTTACCAAATTCTTTTCGTATACTGTCAGCATATGTAAGAACAATTCGTTTTATTTTTAATTGAGCCAGAGTGTTATTATCTTGTAGAGATTTTGTTGTTGTAACGCGATATATTTTACCAAAAAGACCTTGAAGTACTAATTCATGTGTCTGTGCACCATCTAGTGTTCCAGTTGTACCAAAACGATATTCTGCTTCACTGGCCTTATTCATAATTGACATGAGAGATTTGGATTTAAAACCATGGCACTCATCACCAATCACCATACCAAAATGTGAAAACCATGCTCTTGGTAGCTTATAAATGGATTGCCATGTCGATACAACAACACGTTTCATTGTTGTTTTATCTTTACCAGAATAAATTTTATGGACTTCGTTATCTACATCATAACCGTAGTCTTTAAAATCGCCATACATTTGTTCAACCAATGATGTCGTAGGGACAATCACTAGTACCATTTTATCATAATTTTCTAGATACCATCTCATTAAAGCATAAATGATAAGAGATTTACCAGAGCCTGTTGGTGATAAGAGAATACCACGTTTCCTATGGATACCGGTTGATACTGCATCAAACTGATAATCTCTAATCTCATATGGCATGTCTAGAGTTAGAATAAAATCATAAAGTTCTTTTACATCAAATTTATTATAATCATCTGGTTTGCCATATGCAGATTGGATGGTCTCTACTTCGTATTCTCTTTGTTCGGCAAATTGTAATAGATGAGGATATAATCCAGCAGGTAACTCGCCAGACATAACAGAAAATAGTTTAATTTTCCCATCCCACATCCTATTGCGAAAGGCTGGCATAAATTTATATCCTGGAACATAGAATGAGAAAAACTCATTTAGTTCTTGGGCAGTACCACTTTCACATTGTATATGAAGATTAGCATGATTAATCTTCGTTACTTTGATTGTTTCCATTTTTAGTTTATGGTTACCTTAACTTTACGCAACAATCGGCATTTTTAAAAACCGGCCTCAAACTGCTTCCATTTTATAATATTCGAAATGGTTTGGTGCCGCCAATTGATATTATTGATAATATTCTCTAGTGTATCTATAACATTCTTATAATATTCTATTTTTTCCTCGGATCTCTGAATTTCTGGGTCGCTATCGTAATAGTACTCCATTTCACCTTTCAGAACTTTCAGTCCATTAAAGGGATCTGGGTTCCAACCCTTTTCAATTATTTCAGAATGATCCATCTTACCATTATACCAGAGCCATTTATCTTTTAACAAAGATTTCTGTGCAAACTCTGCGCGCTTTAATTGTAGCTTATAAGTAGATAAAAGCTCGAGGTATTTTGCATGTAAGATTGGTTGTTCTCGAGAAGATTTATCGAGTTCATTCGAATCAATAACGCAGTCTTTTGCCCACATTTCGTGGATGGATTTCAAATCAATCATTATATAACTCCAAACATAACTATATATTATATCACAAAATATGGTAAAAGTAAACTACTTATTAACCTGCTTCATAGATGTATGCTGCGCCAGCATCAGCTATTGGATCACCAGCGCCGCCGTCTTCAATCCTTGCACCAACAATAGCATATGTACCATCAGAACTTATTGAAACTGATCCACCAAATTGATCGCTTGCTTGTGCATCGGATGCTGTTAATTTTCTAACTTGTGTCCAAGTTGATCCGGATCTTTCAAAAATATATGCTGCACCAGCCGTAGCAATTGGATCACCAACCCCACCGTCTTCACCCACGGTGCTAACAATAGCATAAGTTGCATCAGAATTTATTGAAACTGATGTACCCAATTGATCATTTATTTGCGCATCAGACGCTTGTAAACGTGCTTGCTGTGTCCAAGTTGATCCAGATCTTGTAAAGATATATGCAGAACCACAATTAGATATTGGATCACCTGCTCCACCATCTTCAGACACGGCGCCAACAATAGCATAAGTTGCATCAGAATTAATTTCTACATCGGCACCAAATTGATCGGCTGCTTGTATATCAGTCGATATGATTCTAGACTGTTGTGTCCAAGTTGATCCTGATCTTGTAAAGACATATGCTCCACCCGCGGCGCTGCCCTCAGTATCTTCAAATTGATTGCTCGCAATGATATATGATCCATCAGAATTTATTGATACTCTCTTACCAAAATTATCAAAGTTTGTCGCATTGGGATTAGATATTTTTTGCTGCTGTGTCCAAGTTGATCCTGATCTCGTAAAGACATAAACTGCACCCGTGTTCGAGCCGTCGGCACCAAGCGCACCAACCACAGCGTAAGTTGCATCAGGATTAATTGCTACTGAACTACCAAAATCTATATCGGTAGTGGTATCACTTGCAAGTATTTTTGCTTGCTGAGTCCATGTTGAACCAGATCTTGTAAAGATATATGCTGCACCTTCATCGGTGTTTTTGCTCACCGCGCCAATAATAGCATAAGATCCATCAGAATTAATTGCTACTGAGAAACCAAACTCATCATTTATTGCGCGATCACTTGCAACTATTTTTGCTTGCTGAGTCCAAGTTGATCCAGATCTTGTAAAGATATAAGCTGAGCCGCGAATGGTATCGGCACGCCAGGCGCCAGCAATAGCATATGTACCATCAGAACTTATTGAAACTGAGTAACCAAATTGATCAGCTGCTTCAGCATCAGATGCTCTGAGAATACTTTCAGTGGGTGTTGCAGACCAATCAGGACCAAATGTTAAACTAAATTGAGTTGTACCAGACCCAAATGATATACCATCACTTACCTTAAATGTGAGAGTGGATGATCCTGGTGTAGCACTATCCTCACTTAATGGCGTGATAGTAAAGACACTTGAATCTTGGCTAATCGTAGCAATGTTAGAAAATGATCCGTCCGATTCAACAGTGTATGTTAAATTAGCATCTGGATAATCAGAGTCTGTACCAGTTAATGTAATGACTGTAGGAGTGGATCCATCAACTGCTAATGATACAGCACCAGAAGGGCTGATACTTAGTGTAGGTGTAGCATTAAATAGTGCGACATTATACCAACCTGAACCATTAGAAACATAGAGTCGATTCGTAGAAGTAATATATGCTTGATCGCCAGCAGTTAGACCAGATGTTGGTAAATCATCAAGTGTTGCATATACTACTAATCCACTTCCATCTGCTACAGAAGTAAGAACTGCATTTGTTGGATTTGCCGCTTCTGTTACACCCAGAATATCTGCTATGTCTCTAATTTTACTTGGCATATTATTACTCCGTTTATTATTATATATTTATGCGTACGGAGAATCACCCAACACAGATGTATCCCAGGCAGCTTTTAACTCAGTAATAGTAGTGGCTGATTCAATTGCTGCAGTAGCAGGAGCATCACGAAGTGCATCCTTTGCCGCTGCAATATCAGTTGTGCTTGATCCAGTCTCGAGAGCTTTCATAAGCTCAACGTCTTTAGCCTCAAGTAAAGGTTTACGAATTTCACGAATTTTATCTCGAAATATTTCTTTTGCTTTGACCATGTCTTCTGAGATTACGCTGCCTGATAGGATCCACGCACCTCGAAAATCACGGTTGGCAGGAATGGTAGCAGTTGAAGCATCAATCTGATTACCGTCCTTATCTACGATATATGTTGTTACAGCCATTGGATTCTCCTATGCGGCTAGTTCATCAGATATACGCCACGCATTGCGCCACGTTCTTGTTTGCGGTAACTGTTCTTTCTTGCATATTACCATTTTCGGCTTATTGCCGCTATCCCAATTAGTCCAGACGCTTTGCGGGCAGTCTTTCATAATTAGGTATTCAATTGCTTCTTCTTCAGTCATTGCTGGCATTGGTTCAGTCTCATGCAATAAGTAACCACGAGTGTGCTTCTTGAAATCAGGCATTGCCTCATCTTTAGCCAACTCATGATACACCCACACAGGAGGCAGGATACCACCCTGTAGCGCACACGCCATCCAGTTAGGGTCAGGCACAAGTATCTTGGCGCACTCATCAACACTGTCCTCATAGACTACACGATAGTCTGACTGCACACCGTCTAGGTTTTCTTTTGCCCAGCATAGGCGGTCAAATAAGTGTGTGCCTTGGAACTGTGGTGTCTGCATTATGCGAGGTCTCCAAATATTATTGCGTCTGTATTTGCCATATCTCTATTTGTACCGTTTTCAAAATCAGCGCACCGAACAGAACCTGTTGCTTTTGAATACGCATAAAATGTACAATCAAAATTAGTCGCTTCTGCTTGACTCATTCTAAAACAACTATAATTTCCACTGCTCATAGAACTCGCATATTGCAGGTCATACAAACCAGTAACAGCATCTGTTACGGACGAAACATTTAAGCTACTCAAAACCGTAGAAGTATCTTGATTATAATATGTTCTTGCCTTCGCACTACCATTCACCACATAACTTGTATCCAGAGAACCTGCGGTGCTGTGTTCGATTTGATCTGCTATAATTTTTCCAGCCATTATGCGAGGTCTCCTGTAATCTTACCACTAGAATGGTCAAAATCAGTGTATGCGCCTGAAAAATAGTTAACTATTCTGTAATGCGCAGTATCTTCATTTTGATACCAGCAACCGTCCAGTGCATATGAGTTAGAAATTGTTATGCATTTGTTGACTGAACTGAAATTGTTAACAAAATTTACATCTGTTCTTCCAACAGCAGCATCGGTAAGTGAAGTTTGATTGAAACTGCCCAAAGATTGAAGTGTTCCAGTCTGGTCAATAATCGTCCAATGCGTAATTAAACTATCTTGCATCTTGAACGTAACAGAACCAGAGGTCACTGTGATATCACCAGCGGAGGTTTTCCCTGTGAGGGTATCTACTTTGATTTCGCTCATGCTAGGTCTCCAAACAAAATTATAGCAACTTCATCGTAGTCTGCGTTCACTGCATTGGTTTGAATCGTAACGCATCTAATGTTTCCAGCGGCAGATGACTTCCAGTTAATCAATCCATTTTCTTTGGCAAAACCACTGTGAGCAAAATCAGCACTAGAAAAAGAATTTGTAAATGCCGTAGTTGCGTCTCCTGTACCCTCGTCTGTAATTCCGCTGACACCGAAACTTACATCTATTGCAGTAGTCGTTGCTTGGTCATATTTAACCCACGCCTTCGCCGCACTCTGCTTAGTCAGGGTAACAGGACCACCTGATCTATTCTGTATGGTATCAATATTTAATTGGCTCATACTACACTCCAATAACCATTTACAGTAAGTGTGACACCACTATCAACCGTAATCGGTCCGGCAGATATAGCATTATCAGCAGAATCAATTGTATGATTAATCGATAATGTCTGTTTATTTATCCTAAATATATCTACTTCCCAACCGATTGCCGCTGAATCCAATCCTCCAGGAGGAACGTTATCCAAATTTTCTGCTCTTATGTCACCAGTAGATGTGAATGCTTTACTAATTAATCTTGCTTTTGATTCTGCCATTTATACCAACTTAAAGTAATTAAATCTAAATGATGCCGCGAAAGTAATAAAAGTCTGCCCATCGGCAGTTGATTCAAAGACTATATCACCCAATGATGTAGGAATACAATCTAAATATCTAACCTGTTTTGTTTGATTATTATGACTTGAAAGAATAGAAAGTGTTATATCTGCATATGTTGGAGCATCTCTATTGGTAGCAATGCTACCTCTACTACTGGTTCCCATATTAGTATTTACCAATCTAAGAATCCAGTTATACATTTCTGAATAACCTTCTAAATTTTCATCTAAAATAATATTTGTTGAGAGTTCATTAAATGTAAGTGATTCACCAGGCATAGGCAATCCAGCAAGTCTAGGTATACCTAATTCAACTGGATTTAGAATCATGCCAGGATGTGTAATTGTTTGGCAGAAAAATTCTAAATTAGGATAATTACGTCTGTCAATAACCAGCTTAAAACTGGTAGGTTGAAGGTAATTAAAGTTTTCTGTTAACTGTGCCATGTATCTATTTATACAATTTTTATGTTAAAAAAAGGGCGGCCGAAGCCGCCCTTAGTCTTATCTTCTGACTTATCCCTATGCTAGGATATTATCAACTCTGAAGATTCTATAGTACTGGTTGGTTTTGTTTGTTGCCAAACCGTCACGCCCAGATACATTTGTAGTATCAACGAATGGATTTGAGACCATGCCGTAGCGAGTCTTAAAGCCAATCTTAGGCTGGAATGTGTCCTCACCAACTGCACGTACCATTGTGAGTGGAACGTATGGGCAGTAGAAGAGACCTGCGTCATATGGGTTAGTTCCCTTATAACCTACAGTCACATAATCGGTTGATGCATATGGATCAATGTACACACGAGTACGACCATTCAGTACACCAGCAAAGGTGTTACCTGTATCGTCAACACTCAAAGTTGTGTTCATTGCAGGTGAGTAATCAAGCATACCTGATGCAGAAAGAACAGAAGCAACATCTGATGAACAGATGATAAAGTTACCTTTACCACGGCGTGTTTCTTTAGCAATAATGTTTGCTTCACGCTCAATCTGTACGATCAGGCCTTTGAACTTCTCAACTGACCAACGGCCATCTGCATCTGTTGACAAGTCAAAGATACCATTGATAGCAGTATTAGTAGTAGAAGCACCTGTTTTTGCCTGTGCATTTACAGTACGGATAACTTCACGGTTGATTTCAGCCATGATTTCTGTTGACAGAATGTTAGCCAGTTCTGTTTCAGCATCCAAACCATGAATGGCTTTAAGATCCTGAGCAAGTTCCAAGCTGTATTCTGCTTTCAGTGCACGTGACTTAGCAGTTACAGTAGCTTTTTCAATGGTGAAACCCATTTCTGCAAAATCAGAATTAGGTGCGGCACCAGTTGAACCGAGAGCTTCGGCATCACCCAATGGCATTGCTCCACCAAAATCTGGACCTGTACGCTCGTTATCGATGCTTGAGTCAGCGTTACCGTCAGTCAGACCAGAAAGACCTGATCCATCCTGTGCCTGTGTACCGGTTGAGTCACCAGAGAAACCAGTGATGGCTTCATTAAAGAGTGCCTCATCACCAGCAGTTGCACCAGCGCGAGTTGTCTGATAGTTTGACTTCATTGCGAAGATCAAGCCAGTTGGGCCTGACATCGGCTGAACGCCACACATATCATATGCCATAAGATTAGGCATTGCACGACGGACGAGAGCAATAAGAACTGGGTTCCAATTTGCTACCTGACCGGTTGCGTTTGTTGGAGCTGCTTCGTTAAGAGCATGGGCTTGACCAGCTTCTTCTCTAAATGCATGCTCTTGGTTTTCGAGGATAGCTGCAGTAACAGCTTTTCTGTGATGATCGGTAATTTTGCCTGCTGATTCTTCGTTCAGTACCGGCGCCCATTTTTCGATCAACTTATCGTAAGATGTTCCCATCATGGTTTTGGACTCCTAATTATTTGTTTGTTTTTTGGATTGCAGAGAGATACTGAGCCATCATTGGCGAAGCTTCAACGATATCATCACCGTTGTCGTCTTCTACAATGTCAGCAGACTCAGATACTTTTTTGGTAAAGTATGATTCTTTGACAGTTTGTACTTTAGCAGCAAAACTTTCGGCGTCATCGAAATCAACATCTTCAACCAAATCTTTTAGTTTCTCAACTTGTGTTTCAGCAAGGTCACGAGAAGCTTCACGGATGATTGCATCACGCTTTAGCGTCTCAAGCTCTTCCTGCATTGAGATGTTTTTAGCAGTTGTTTCATTAAGAGCAGTTTCCAACTCTTCAACATTTTCTGCTAGTTCGTCAACTAGGTCA